TCATCTGAAGTAGCCAACATCCAGCGCTCATGGGGGTTAGGTGGAACCAAGAATGATATAAAGATTGTTCATTACTTTGTAAAAGAGCCCATTAAAGTATCAAAGACTCTATTGAGTGATGGTTCAATCATGCTTACCTCTGATTACGAACAAGTGATGGATGAGCTTGACGAACGAGGAATTACGTTTGTAGCTGCACGAGATGTAGAAACTTACAAGGTGATGCACTACTTGATGAGTGGCGCTAACGTACTAGAGCAGCCAAAAGAGATCCCATCTCAATACCTGCCAATCATTCGCGTGCTTGGCTATCACGAATGGCATGATGGCACACTACATTACCGGGGCATTGTTCGAGCTGCTAAAGACCCTCAGCGAGTCTACAACTATGCAACCTCTGCAAATATCGAGGCTGTAGCATTAGCTCCAAAACAAAAAGTGATGGCCACTGCTAAGATGGTCGGTGGCAATCAAGCAACATGGAGAAACCTTAACAACTCAGACTCTCCTCTATTGCTATACACCCCTGATTCAGAAGCGCCAGATGCCAAGCCTATTCCATTCTCCCCATCTCAAGGTGAGCCGGCACTAATTCAGCAAGCTCAGCAAGCCCAGATGGACCTACAGGCAACGATTGGACGTAGAGCTCCAGCGCAAGGCGAAGCGCCAGCAGATAGAAGCGGTAGAGCTATCCTTGCACTTCAGCGTCAAGACGACGCAGTAACCTTTGAACTGCTAGACAATATGGCTATTGCGTGGGAGCAAGTGGGTCAGGTTGTAATGGATATGATCCCCAAAGTTATCGACACTGAACGGCAAGTAATGATCCTCGGTGATGATGGCGAAGAGACTGTAGTCACAGTGAATGAGACTATTCTAGATGAGCAGACCGGCACAGAGTACGTCAAGAATGATGTCAATAAGCGCTATCGCATCAAGGCAAGCGTTGGGCCTGCTTTTGAAACTAAGCGCACTGAGGCAGTTAACGTACTGTCTACAATGGCGCAGGATCAGCAATTTGGTGTAATGATCCCTGATCTTTTAGCTAAGTCCCTAGACTTCCCGTTTGCTGATGAGTTGACGGATAGATTCCGTAAGCAGATGTTAGCTCAAGGTCTAGTCGAGCCCACAGACGAGGAGATTGAAGAGCAGCAGAAGAAACTACAGACTCCAGAAGGTCAGGCAGCAGCACAACAACAAGCTGAGATGCAGCAGCTACAAAGGCGCAACACCATGCTTGATCTGGCTTTGAAGGAAGCTCAATTAGCCAATCTACAGGCTAATATAGCTAACCTCCAGGCTGCAACAATGGAGAAAATGAATAAGGGCGCTAAAGATAACGCAGAGATTGAGGAGACACGCGTAGATGTTTACACCAAGCAGATTGATGCGGTAATTAAGCAGGTTGAGAACGGAATACCGGTATCTAACAGCCAGATGTCAGCATTACAGCAAAGTCTAGAGCTTTTGGACGCAACACAGCGCGAAGAATTTGATAGGAGAATACAACAAGCATTAAATCAGGCTGCACAGTTAGCGCAATCTTGATTTAATGTAGCAATATCGTATACTTTAATAACACGTCATAGGACGCATTAAGCATGAGTGATTTAGAGCAAAACGCCGCCGAAGAAGTGGAAACGGCACCACAGGTAGAGTCAGAAAATACCGAGGAATTAGCAAACGAGGTATTAGAAGATGATACGAACCCGGCTGAAATGTCGGAAGATTCAACTTTTATTCCTGACGATAAGATGACACCAGGGATTCAAAAGCGAATCAATAAATTGACTTGGGAAAAACACGAAGCTGAACGACAAGCAGCGGCACGCATCCAAGAACTAGAGCAGACGATTGCACAAATGAAGCAATCCGCACCAGTTGAGAATGCAAAGCCTAAGCTATCTGACTTCGATTACGACGATGAAGCTTATACAGACGCTCTAGTTGAGTGGAAGCTTAGCCAGAAAACGGCAAGCCAGCCACAGACACAGCAAGCGCAACAGCCAAACCCAGAGGCACTAGCATGGGCGCAGAAACAAAGCGCATATGCATCAGAACATGCTGATTATGTGCAAATGGCTGCCGCTATGGGTAATGCAGTGTCAAGCAAGGCCGTAGAAAGCTATATCGTTAATTCAGAAGTCGGACCAAAGCTTCACCATCATTTACTGAATAATGTAAGTGAGCTAATCAGGATCCAACAACTGCCAGAGTGGCAACAGGGTGCTGAGTTAGTGAAGTTGGAAAGCAAGCTGTCTCAAGTCAAGAAAAAGCAACCGAGCAAGGCTCCAGAACCTGTGACGCAAGAGCATACGCGAAAAGCTGCACAGACCAAGAAGCCAAGCTCAAAAATGTTTCCGTTTTAAATTAAGGTGAATAATCATGGCTAATGGCTTTCTAACTCCCGACGTAATTGCTCCAAAAGCATTGGAAAAATTCCGTAACTCTTTAAACTTGGTCGGCTTCATTGACCGCCAATTAGACCCCACTTTTGAAGGTAAAGTCGGTGATACTATCCGTGTTAAGCGTTTAACTCGTTACCAAGCTGTTACAGGCGCTGACGTAACTGGTAGTTTGCGAGACACTATTGAAGGTTCAGTTGCTGTAGAGCTGGACACTTATAAGAGTGTTCCAGTTTCTGTGACTTCTACTGAATTGACTCTTGATCTTGAAGACTTTGTTGAGCAGATCGTCGAGCCTGCAATGATCGAATTAGCGCAACAAGTTGAATCAGACATTGCTGACTTATACAAAGATGTATGGCATCAAGTGGGCACTCCTGGCACCACTCCAAGCACTATTGCTGATGCAATGCTTCCTAAGACCAAGATGAACCTTTACGGCGTACCAAACGATGGTAAGCGTGCTAGCTTCTATGAGCCAACTGCCGCTTCTGCAATGGCTGCTGTGCTTGGTGGTGTTTTCCCAACTAACATCGCCGAGATGGGTATCGAAGAAGGTATGATCCGTCGATATGCTGGCTTTGTTTACATGGAAAACCAATCAATCAAGAACCACACTGTTGGTGCTTATGCTGGTACTCCTTTGGTGGATGGTGCTTCTCAGAATGTCACTTACGATTCAGTTAAGACTACTTACGAGCAGACTCTTAACACTGATGGCTGGACTTCTGGCGCATCTACTTTGAATCAAGGCGATCGATTCGAAATCGCTGATGTCTATGGTGTTAATCCCAAGACCCGGCAGTCTACTGGTGAGTTACAGCAGTTCGTTGTTAAAGAGACTATCTCTGATACATCTGGCGACAAGGCAATCAAAATAAGCCCACCAATCATCACTTCTGGCGCATTCCAGACTGTTGATTCTGCTCCTGCTGATAACGCTCCTATCACCGTTCTTGGCACTGCTTCAACTCAGTATCCACAGAACTTAGCATTGCACAAAAATGCATTCACTTTAGCAATGGCTAACTTAGCATTGCCAATGGGTGGTGCGGACGGTGCGCGTGAATCAATGGACGGCATCTCAGTTCGAGTTGTTATGGACTTCGACGTTTTAACTGATACTAACATTATGCGTTTCGACATTCTGTACGCTACAGTAGCTCAGAACCCAGGAATGGCAGTTGTACACGTAGGTTAATAAAAACGGGGGCTTCGGCCCCCTTATTTGAGGCAGTTATGTTTAAGAATTTCTCTGAAACAGAAACATATAGAACTTTTCTTTATAAGAAAGTAGACGGTCAGATTCAATCTAAGATTTTTGTTGGCGAAGAAGATGCCCAAAAAGGTCTTGATGATGGCTGGAAGATGTCGCCAGCGGCTTTTGTTGATGAGCACGCAAAAGATTCCGAGCTATCAGACTATCATGTTGAGAAAGTCAAAGATGCTGCTGATATGTTTGCCAGAGATGCTGACATTCTCGCCAATGCTGATAAAATAGATGATATTGGAATGCTCAAGAAATCTTATGAGCAGTTCACAGGCAAGCCAATGTCCAAGCGCATATCGACCCTTAAGGGCGCTCGCAACGCTATAAAAAACCTATTAGGTGATCTAGATGGCAACAGCCCAGACGTTCATTGAGTCAGCGCTCAGAAAAATACAGATCAAAGGCGCAGAGACTCCACTATCAGTACAAGAGCTAGCAGATGGCCTAGAAGTCTTAAATGACATGGGCGCACAGCTGGAAGCTGAAGGTTTCGAGCTTGGCTATACGACCCTGGCCACAACTGGCGACACGGTAACAATACCGGCTTATTCAAATGAGTTCTATAAGCTTCAGTTAGCAGCACGTTTAGCTACAGAATACGCTGTTGAATTCAATACATCTTTAGTCGAGTCATTAAAAGCGGCGCGTAGAGCTGTTGTGCGCGAACTAAATAGACGCTCTATTGGTACTGCTGGCACATATCAGAATATAATTTATGGTGCGTTTGAGCTGTCAGGCGTGAAGTCCGCGATGGAGCCGATTAGCTCCGTTGAGCAAACCAACGCAATCCCAAGGCTAAATGATCTTATTTTCGAGCTAGAGTCTAAAGGTTTTCGCCTTAGTTACCAGCCAGGATCGACTGAGATAACAGAATCACACGGACTACCAGACTGGTCATGGTCATGGATTAAAGCTACTCTAGCTATGCGATTATCATCGAGTTTTTCCATCGAGCCAAACCAAGTAGTTTTGAGGATGGCGGCAGATGGCGAGGCAGCGGCATATCAAAGATTTGGCATTGTACCTGTGGTAGAATATCCTGCGACACTACCAATCGGAACATCAGATCGATGGAGCTGGGATGATTTCTACGGTGACCCAGCACACAATGATATTAATACTGGCACTGGCGGATACCTGCTAGACGACGAAGGTCTACCTATTGAGAGAGATTACTAATGAGTAATTACGGTTCGAATCGAGAAACAGACTT